GGGGTATCAAATGGAACAATAAATGCACTACCAGCAGGGCCTTTACTTACATATTCTTTACCATGTCCTATAAAATCAACACCTTTACCGTCTAATGATACTGGGTATCCTGATTGGGGCCCTTCGATCCAACCACCAGCTGCCATTTCTGGAGTAAGTTCACCCTTTACTTCCATAGAACCAGTCTCTTGTTCTACTGTTGGTTGTGATTTTACATTCATTGCACCTTCTACATTCTCTTGTTGTGCTGGATTAGAAACCATTTCTGTGAATCTAGATTTTAGTCCATCAACCAATGAAGAAAATCTGGTGAGTTGTTCTTCATTTATATCACCTGTCACCTCATCCTTCTTCTTTTCTTCCTCTACAGGTTCCTCTGGTTTTTCCTCCTTCTCTTTTTCTCTGACCTCATCATCTTTCTTTTCTTCTTCTTTCTTTTCTTCAGTTTTAACTTCCTTAAGTTGTTTTAGATCTGTTTTACTTAACTCTTTACCTGTTTTCACAGTCTCCTCTACTTTTTTAAGAGCATCTGTCTTTGTCTTGTCCTCTTCCTTTATCTGTTGTTCTTGAGCTTTCTCATCTCCAGCAAACTGATCATCAGTAGGCAATTCCTCTGCCTTTGTTTTGTTTCCCTTAGAAAGTAACAAGGGAAGCATCATCATGGCACCTACCGCAGTCATAATCATTTTACCACCGCCACCGCCGCCTTTCTTATCACCCTTAAATTTGTTTATAAAGTTTTCGGCTTTTGTAAATTGAGATTTGCCTGGAATATCTTTGCCTAATTTAGTTTTTTTGCCCGTTAAGAAACGAGAAAACTTCTTGATACTACTCTCAGCAGTATCAACAGCTTTTTGTGCTTTCTGATTAACTTTTAAGGTAGATACAGAAGTCTTCATAAGGCATCCACTATGTTATATACAGACTTTGCATGTATAATATGCATATTCTTAGCGTCAACTGAGAGTAAAGATGGAACTTTATTTGCTGGTCTAATATTAGCTCTTTGCATCTTATCAGCTGGGTTATTAACTTTAGGTACAGCTAATGGAAGAGGTATTACAGAGTTTCCAGCAGGGCCACTTTGAGCACCTGATGGAGTTGAAAGACTTTTGGGTGATTTTGCCACTTCATTGGCCATATCAGTTGCAGCCTGTTTCTTCCTTTCATTTGGAGTAACTGTTGATTCTGCTTGTTGTACAGCATCATCTGCAAAACTAATAGGATCTTTAGTAATAGTCTCACCTGACTTGATTCTAGAATTTTTCCTGTTATTTTTTTCTCCTGATGGTTTAGGTTTTAAAGCCTTACCAACACCTTTGAGGAAGTTACCAGCTTTCTCTTTCACACCACCAAAGGTATTCTTTATATTATTGAATATTTGTCCAGGCTTTGATTTGCCATCTTTACCATCCTCTCCCTTTTCATAAGGATCAAATGCTGGATCCTTCATAACTTTACCAACATTCTTTCTAGTACCTTCAACAGTTGTTGTGCCCTTTGCTAGAGGTATAAGTTCATTAAGTTCTTTTTCTAATGCGACTATTTTCTTCATTATTTCTTTGGCAGCTGCCTTATCCTCATCATCTCGTTTACCCATCGTTAGGTTATCAGTATGATCTTCTTCTAGATCCATGAGCTCATTTTTGATCTTGACAATTCTTCTAGTGACCTCATCATCGCCATGTTCTTGTATCTGTCCATCTTTATATGAAACTTTTAAATCATGTACTTTCTTGTCGCCATCTGTATTTGTAAATCTTCTAAATCTATAATCCTTTGAGGATTCATCTAGATTAATTTTATCTCTATAGTTATCTTTTCCCTCTGACATGAACCTCTTTACAGCCTTTGGGGTTCCATCAAAGTTCAAAACATTAGAAAACTTATCTAATATACTTTTGAATATATTAGCATTACCCTTATCTTTCTTTACCTTTGCCTCTTCTTGTTTTTTCTCTAATTTTTTCTTCTTTCTACTTCTTACGAAGTCAATACCTCTTTTGAGTAAACTTTTGGCACCCTTTACCGCACCACCAGTCACTGCAACTTTTGCTACAACAGCAGTTCCAAGGGCAGCTGCACCAGCAATAGCAACTCCTTTAATTAACTTACCAAATATACCTCCTCCTCCACCTTTCTTAGGTTTAGCTGTTGCAAGTTTCTTCACAAATTTACTTGCTAACTCATTTGCTTTACCAAGAAACTCTACAGTCGAATCAAATCGACCCTTCATACCATCAAGACTTGATCCAAATGATTTTAATGAATTTAATCCACCATCAAATATCTTACCCAAAAACTTATTAGGATCAAATGAATCTACCTTTTCCTCTACTTTATTTGATAACTTTGGAATTAAGTTCTGTACTCTTGTCTCTACAAGTTTATTAATCTTCCTGATTCCACCTTGCTTCAGATCTTCCCTGATTGGTTTTATTCTAGCAACAGACTTTTGAAGAAACTTTGAACCCTTTACCTGAGCTTTGTCTATTCCCTTCTTGGCACCACGGACTGCTTTCTTACCTAAGATTGCACCTTTTCTAACAACTCTAGACTTAGACACACCTTTGGCGGCCTTACCTAATGCTCCGATTGTAGATGAGAGTTTACCCATTTCGTGCCTGTGCTTCCCTTTGTCTTTGTTTTAGTTGTTCTTCTTCAATATGAAGTCTGAGTAATCCAACATAGATGTCTCGTTCCCAAGGCGGCATGTTCTCTAACTCCCATAGGGAATATTTATGGAACTGCATGAGGGCGAAATTGATGCGGAAGTATGTCTCAAGATCTATATGAGACATACTTAGGCGAAAAAATCCGTTAGCCCCTCTAATACTATAGTGTTTTTCTTTTTAGTGTTTGGGTTTGTCACTTCTAATGTATGTGTCAACTTAGGCATAGTCTCAAAGAATTTTTCAATCTTCTGAAACTGTGCTGATGTCAAAGATTCAACCCAATCTTTCAATTCTTTTTTAGTACATTCAGATGCTGCAAACATGTCCTTATCATTGTAAACCATATCAATACATGTAGCTATCATCTCAAATGATTTTTCTACAGCATCTTCATCACCCTGATTAAAGTTAGTTTCTATAAACTGACTGAGAGATGGATACTTCATCTTCACAGAATAACCATCTGCCAATTCAATATCTGTAACATGTTCATCAGATGATGACACTTCAATATTATCAATAAGGACTGTGATAGGAACTTCTGTCTTACCATCATCGCCACATGTTACTAAAAGTTCAATTGATTCACCGACAGATTTTCCACGAATATTTAAGAAAAGATATTCAATATCAAAACTAGGTAATTGATCAATCTTAATTCCCTTTGTTATAACACATTCTTTTAGAACTTGTTTAACAGCACTGGTTATTTGTTTTTGGTCTTCCGACTCAAGGGCAAGTATGAGAATTTTTTCTTCTCTTACCAAAAATGGTCTATACCTTATAGTTTTTCCATTTGAAGGTAATTTCAAGTCATACTCAGCCGTCGTAATTTTAGGTAAAGGCATAATAATTAATTATTCGTTATTATTTATCGGGTTAATTTGGAGCTTTATCTACAGTGGTTTCTGATGTTTGATTAGCGGTAACTAACTGTGTAGCACCCTTCTGTGGCACCGCTGGTGCAGCAATTCCCTGATTATTGACAATGTAATATCTATCATACGCAAACTCAACTGTAACCTGTATAATATTACCTGTTGAATAGTTAAGTGGTATGTCCTGTATGGATATAGGAAAAGCATTTACAAAGTTATAACTGATAGCATCAGGTTTAAATTCTTCGGGGTTTCCATCAGAACCTAGATTTCTTTCAAACTTGGTGATTGAAAGGTCTCTCTTGTAATCATGAGGATATCTAAATCTATGAAAAGCAAATCTTTCATCATTATTTGGATAACCGCCAGGATATCCTTGATTATGTTTGACTCCCTCCTGTGTGACATACAAAGGATTCATAAAGTTAATCCATTCTTGAAAGAGTTTTAAAGTTTTGTAATCCTGAGATACAAAGAAAGTTAATGATATATCAGTATATTGTCTTTGTGTAGCAAATCTCTCTCTTACACCCTGTCTACTACCAATCTCCTGTACAACAGACATTGATACCCCAGGCAACATTGCTTCGTTACATAGTAATTCATATACTTCTTTTTGTCCATTGTCTAATAACCCACAAGATGTAAACCACTTACTAAGGTCATTAGCAACCTTTTCTTTTTGATACACACTATTTGATGCCGAATCTAAAGTAACTGGAAAGGAATCAACAGGTTCCGCACCATCCTGTGCCAAGTCCATCTGAACTTTAAAAAAGTTAGATAAGGCAGGAGCTCCTAATGCTGATCTAAAATCATCTAAAGTTTTTACTAATTTATTATCGCTAAAATAACTGTTCTGTTGTCTGGCCATCTAAATAAATTTATGACTTACCATACTATGTATATGGCTTATCAGGGAAAATTTAAACCAAAGAGACCCAAAAAATATAAAGGTGACCCTACTCAGATCGTTTATAGATCTTTATGGGAGAAGAAATTCATGGAATACTGTGATTTAACTGAGAGTGTAGACCAATGGCAATCTGAGGAGTTCTGGATACCATATAAGAATCCATTGGATAATAGGACTCATAGATACTTTCCAGATTTTTTTATTAAGTATAAGGATAAAACAGGTGCTAAAAGATCTATGGTTATTGAAGTAAAACCAAAGAGACAATGTAAGGAACCTGTAAGAAATCCTAAAAGAAAATCTCAATCATGGTATTATGAAGTTAAAACATGGGTAGTAAACCAAGCAAAGTGGAAGGCAGCACAGAACTATTGTGCTGATAGAAAGTATGAATTTAAAATTATGACAGAAGACGATTTAGGTATTTCACATGATCGCAGACGATATTAAAGAAGCCACCCAAGGCGAACTGCAACCTGATGCATGGTATGTGGGTCAACTAGAACAAGCATTGTCAGCAGTTCAAAAAAGAGATGCCAGTGCGATTGACACTCAGGGTGTAAGAATGGGTGATCTAGTATTCTTTGGATATAATCCACAAAATGCACAAAATTATGAGTTTTGGGACGTTCAACCCTTAGCCGTAGTGATGGGATTCTATGAGGAAGGATTTCTTGGATGTAACCTACATTACATAAATCCAGATTATCGAGATGTAATTGCCTCGAGCTTACTAAATACCAAAGGAGAGTCTCCTGTACCTAAGAATAGTATCCACAAATACCTGTGGTCTAACATGAGAACTATATTTAAAGTTCCCAAAGAAGAAGACTGGGCCGCTATCTCCTTACTTCCCACCGAACAATTCATAGATAAGAACGGTGTGAGGTTTCCTAAGTACAAGGCATTTAATTATCGCAACCAGAAAAGAAGGAAGAAATGACCGCAACACCTATCGCAAATTCAGAATTTGGTGACGAAATAAATCCAAATGTTGAAATATCTCAACAGGATTCGGAAGGTAATGTCAGAAATTATAAAGTATTTTACTCAGACACTGGTGGAACAACTGTTCGTGCGGTTGATGCTAATGGTCAGTTATTACAGAACGTAGAACCAATATACAAAGATGGAGTGTGGGATCAATCCAAACTAACAGAAGGAACAGCATCATCATTTTCTAAAGATGATCAACTAAGAATTCATCAAGCGATACAAACATCTACAAAAGATCATATCAGTGCTACTGCTCCTGGCTTAGCAAAACCAAAATGGACTACTCAAACTGGATATTCTAATGGAATACCATCTGATCAAGATGCTCAACAATTACTACTAGAGAATAAGATAAAGAATGCTAATAATGGTAGAGAAAGGCAGATGTATAAAAATAAGTTGAGAAATTATAATAAGAGTAAAACTAATCAAGGTAATAACCCAGGCATAGCTGCAGGCGGTACTGCCACTGGACAAGGCCAGAGAGCGATGGGTGCAATACAAAAAGCATATGATGGTGCAGAGGAAGCAGATACATTATTCAAAAAGATAGTAAAGTATCCTATGGATATGTCCAATAGTATGGATCATATGTTTATACAATGTTACTCATACCGAGCACCTTATGCAGCCGCACTTGATGGTAAGACTGGAGATGGATTGTTAAGAAAAAATAGATCAAGTGCCTTTGCCTTCGGTTCAGAGAGAACAACACCATATAAGAGAAAACTAGGTGCTGGTATCAAACTACCAATGCCAAATAATATGACAGATGGAAACCCAAGAAACTGGGGTGAAGATACTATGGATGCTGGTCAGATGGGTGCAGTTCAAAATAAAAGTAAAAATGCTTTATTAAGTTTCTTTGGTGACTTTGGTGGTTATGGAGCAACTATGTCAAAAATGTCCATGCAGACAGAAATGTTAACTCAGGAATCTACCAGAGGAATGGTATTTGCAAACAAGATTGCTCAGTTGGCAAGTGATGTTGGATTTGGTGATGTAAGTTCAGAACAAATTCTTTCTAGAAGTGTAGGTGTAGTTGCAAACTCAAATACAGAATTATTGTTTGCTGGTGTGTCTCTGAGGAGTTTTGAATATCAATGGTTAATGAGTCCAAGAAATAGATTAGAGGCAGCAAACGTAAGGATGATCATTCGTGCATTTAAACAATGGTCTGCTCCTAAAAAAATTAGAAAGATAGACAATGGAGAGTTATCAAACGTAGGTAAAGCTGGTGGCCCATCATTTTTCTTAGGAACTCCAAATATATTCAGACTAAGATTCGTTACTGGTGGAAATAGAAATATTCTTGGTGTAAATAAATTTAAGTCATGTGCATTGACTAATGTAGATCTTAACTATACACCAGAGGGTCAATGGATGGCATATGAAAATGGTATGCCTATATCAGTAATGATGACTCTTAGATTTCAAGAACTAGAACCTGTGTATGATACAGATTATAGTCCAGATGCTGCTGGTACTAGAGGATATGATGAATCCACTGAGGAAGGTAAACTTGGAGACTTGATGCCGATAAGTATTATCAAACAAAACAGTCCATACTCAACAGATGTAGGTTACTAAAATGTCAAAAGGTTATTTTTCATACTTTCCAGATATAAATTATGTCTCTAGGACTGCCGATAGGTCTTCTAATGATGAGTTTATCCCTGTCAAGAATATTTTTAGAAGACCAAAACTTCGTGATGATCTTGAAAATATTCTTACAGCGTTTGAAGATTATATGATTATTGGTGATGATAGACCAGAACAAGTATCTCAAAAAGTATATGGCGATCCTAGATTTGATTGGGTTATTTTAACAACAAATAATATTACCAAAATTCAAGATCAATGGCCATTAAATTCTAATGACTTTCAAAGATATATCTACGATAAGTATGGCACTGAGGAAAAATTATCCGAGATTCATCATTATGTTACTGAATTATTATTAGATGATAATTCTAGAGTGGTTGTACCAGAGGGATTAGTTGTAGATTCTAACTTTAATAGTAGATACCTAGAAAGAAACTTTGATAGACAAGAAGAAGTTACTTATAGTGGTAGTGTCATGGGTAACTTGTCTAGTGTTGATAATGCTGGTACAGTTAAAGATTCTAGTGGTAACATAATATCACATACCAATGTATTTTCCGTTAGTAACTATGAATTTGAAGAGAATGAAAATGATGCCAAAAGGAGGATAAGAATATTACAACCTCAGTTCTTAGAAGTTGCAGTATCTGACATGAATCAGATAATGAAATATAAGAAGTCTGGTGATTATATCAGTAGTAGATTGAAAGGAGCATATAACCCAAGACTTAGTGGGCAATAAAAAAAGGGGTCGTGAGACCCCTTTCTTAATGTTTACTCTTCAGCGAGTTTTTGAAAATAACTCAGTGCGTCATCTTCATCTTCCGTGGTTTCCGTTGCAGCAGCAGAGAGATTAGATATCTGATCTAGTTCTGCTTGTGATGGACGTTTTCCTTCACTTAGATCTTCTAAGTCTTCTGTATCAATTTGAGGTGTGACTACTTTCTTAGCACCAAGAACTGAATCTAAACGTGCTTTAAGTTCATCATAACTCTTGAACTGATCAGGAGCAGTAAACTCACTTAGATCATAGATCTTATCATAGATTGCTTCTAGTGCAGTATCATCATCTAGTAATGCTTCTACCTTACCAAACTCAGAACTATCATAGTTCCAGAACCCTGCAACCTGTTTGATCTTTAA